GTATAAATGGAGTGCATAACTTTCTGTCAGATTCATCTAGTCCGTTGAAGTATTGTCTAGCTTTATTGATACCTTGCTCTTTATGAATGTTCTCTATGCGTTCCAGAACATCTCCTTCTGGCAAATCTTCACCTTGATAGATATACAAACCAATACCATGTAATGATATAGCTTTTGCTAAACATCTTTGCATTGCGGTATTTAATTGCATAGCATTAGGATTCTTGATAGCTTGGTTCTTAAAATCTATTACAGGTAATTGTGCAGTCATTTCTTTTGCAAATGCTTTGACTGTGCAAAATACCATCATGCTACCATCAGGTAATGTTAGTGGTTCTGCATAAGTCCATTCTGCTGATTCGCAATGCTCTAATAAAATACTTACTGCCCAACTCCATGAAAGATATGAAAACTTACCTTTCTTTTCTGTGTATTTACTAACATCTATCTTTCTTAACTCTTGAAATTTACTCATAATACCCCCTTGTTTAATTCATTTAGTCTGCGGATAGCTTCATTTAATCTATCTAAATTAAACTTACCTCGTGCGGGTGGATTGTTTAGAGCTTTAATGTAACCTTTTTGATAGGCTTGTTTTATCTCTAATTCTTTTTGGTGTGCTTGTTGGTCTAACATTTCTTGCATATCTCTAGCTTGTTCGTCTTGCTCAAACTGTTCCTGATATACTGCTAGTGCTGTTTCGCTTGATTGACTCATTGTGTTTCTCCTTTCTTTTTAAAAGTTAATATACTTTATACCTGTTAATTCTGTTTGTCAAACTATTTATTTTTTTCATCAAACCCTTGTGACTTAAATACTTTTCCCTCTTTACTTGTTGCTTTGTATTCAAAATTTTTAAATGATTTTTTCATACGCTTTAAAAATTCATTAACGGATATTTGTTTGGATTCCAAATTGTCTCTCCCCATATCTAAAAGATTTATTATCAAAGTATAACCCTACCGACCCCTCCCAACCTGTGCCATGCCTTTGCTTACTGACTTGCACAAAACAATCATACTGCTTACTTATCTCCATAGTATTAGCACCCTCATCTGTCATGTCCTTTTCTTTCTGCTTGTTCCTAAATACTGTAATACAATTATCTGCTAGGTTAGTAATATCACTTGACCCCATAACATCAAACTTACTTGGTTGTCCCATTTCATTCATTGTCTTTCTGCTATGAGCCACCAAGAATATATGAACCCCAATATCCCTAGCACAAACGCATAGCTGATTTAAGAATTGCTTTTGCTTATTATAGTCATCACTGTTAATACCTATCTTGGTTAATGAATCAATAACAAATACCTCTACCCCTAGCTTTTCTTTAGCATACTGAATCACTGATAATACTTTTATAGGGGAAGTCTCTCCCTCTGCGTCATATAAAAATAAGTTATCGTTTACCTTATCTAAAAATGTATCTATCCCTAACTGTGTTGGCATTTGTGTTCCTGAATCTTGTTGTAACATTCTGCCTAGTGTAGCCCTACATTGCATTTCAAAAGAACCTATCAGGCACTTGTGTTCTGCTAACATCTTGAGTATCACATAGTTAAGCCATGCTGACTTACCATGCCCACTGTAACCTGATACGATTGTTACCTCATGCTCTCTTACCCGAAACAAACCCTCAAACTTGCTAAAGGGTAATGGTATGCCACCATTTACATCTTGAGTAAAATAGTCAAGTATTTCACCACTGTATGCCTTTGGTGATTTAATCTTAAAGTGTTCGTCTGTATCTCTAGTAGAAAAATAATTATCTACATCTTTATCATCTATTATTAATTTATTTAATTCATCATTTAATGTCATTGTATATACCCTTTAATCTTTCTGTGATTTCAAATAACTTCTTATTATCCGAATCTTCTAATGACTTACCTTTACGAATACTGCTAGAACATAATGCAACAAATAATAAATCATTTCTTGTTGCCTTTAGCACTCCATAAGGATTAGAAAACCTTATCCTTGTCTTTGGTTTAAATTCTGTATCTAATGTATCAGGCATAACATCACTCCATGTCAATCCTGAATCTTGCAGTATCTGTTCCATACTGCACCCTGCAAAACAATTAAGTATCATCTTATCTTCTTTAAACTTTAAGCCTAGACTTGCGTTCTTATCGTTGTGGCTAGGGCATAAGCATTGATACTCACCATCACCAGACTTATAAACCTTTTCAAACCTCGCTAGTATTCTCTCTTTCTCTATCATGTAACATCTCCTTAATCTCGTATTGTCTTAACTTGGGTATTCCCCTTTGTCCCCAATAGAATACTGCCTGTCTGCTTAACTTGGGTTCAAACTTCTCTGCTAACTGATTAGGTGTTACTTCTAATTCTTTACATACCTCTTGTAATGTCATCACTATTCCCTTTATATAATTTGAGTAAAAGAATTTAACAAACAATTAATCATTCGTCAAACAATTCTTTCTTAATATCTAATTTAACCTCTATTTCTACTTACTAAATTCTTCTTCAATTTCTTTAATTCTGTTGTACTCACTCATATATGCTTCATCATCAATACATTTATTACAAATAGGAAGGATGTCTTCAATATACTCGTGGTTTAAATTTTTCTCTTTACATATCTTTTCTATATTATCTTTTATATTTTTCTTCGGCATTATGAAATCACAACACCAACAAAGACCATGAGTTACAAGATGTTTTAATTCCTTTCTCTCCCAATTAAACAAATCATAGCCTGAAAAATCATCATATTTTTTACCCTCTACATATGAATAATCTAAAGGATCATATATGGTAATTGATGTGCTGTCATATTTTGGGTAAGCAGAAGAATTATCTTTTTCTTTAAACTCATAATAATACATCCCACTATCGGTATCTACTTCTTTCTTGAGGTCTTTTTCACTAATGCTATCAATTATTTTATTTAATTCTTTTTTTGCTTCTTGTAAAGCTTCTTTCAAGTTTTCTGCTTTTACCATCATTAACTCTTTATTTAAATCAATCCATATATCATAAACTTTTTCCATTGTTTTTCTCCTTATTTATTTTAATATCTAATTCAACCTCTATTTCTATTTCTTCTTTCTTTCTTAACCATTCATCATCATTAATGCTATCAACATCAGGTTCATAATCATCTTTAGGTTCTGGTGGGTTAATCCAATCTTCGTCTCGTCTTTCATTATTCATCTTCACTCTCCTCCATATCTTTTATATACTCATTTATAATATTGCCTACAATATGTTCAGGAATATTTGTTTTTGAATAAATACCAACATCATTCTTTACAGATAATGTCCAAACTCTAGTGTTAATATCTAAATTAACTTTATGCGTCATTGTGGTATCTCCTCTGTTGATTCTTCAGGTATTCCCATATAATCACTATTGAGCGTATCGTCTAGGTGCTTATATAGCTTTGTATCACCATGCCTATTCAATACACTCTCTCCTGTTTCAATGTTTACTTTCTTTAGCAGTAAGCCAATAACCTCATACTCATACTCTTTCATGATGTAACCCTCATATTGGTGAGTATATGCACTGCTGAATCTGCGTCAGGTGTTAATAAATATCTTTTTTCTTTAATCGTGACTTCAGAATTTATAAAATCAGATAAATCAAAATTATCCATAGCCTTGATTGTTTGCTCTTTTATATCTATTACATGGACTAACTCTTCTGTTACTTCAGGCTCAAAAAACTCACTAGCAATATCTTGTATAATTTCTCTATATTGCTTTTGATTGTATTCAGATATATTTAAATCTGATACGACCTCTACAAACTTATCCATTCTATTTTTTAAAATCATTTATACTCTCCAATTTTTTAGTTTTATAATTGAATCTCAATCCTCTTTTTAATTCTCTACGCAATATCTTTTTTCTTTCATTCTTAATATACTCTATTTGCTCTTGATTAAACTCACTAGGGGATTCCATTACTAATTCATAATCTACTTCTGCTATTCGTCTTAATACCCTTAACCTAGTCTCTTCTGTTAATCTCTCCCATAGCTCTCCATGAGCATGAGTGTTATGTTTAATTTCTTTACCTACTGCACTTGCTTGTATTAGTCTTTCTCTTTGTGTATCAGTAAACATAATTTAATAACTCCATAATAATTAATAATAAAATTGCACCACTTATATTCCCTAGCAAAAAATAATTGCGTCTCTTTTTCTTTTCTGATAGGTAACTATAATCTTTATACTTCATCTTCACTCTCCTAAAAACTCTTCTATTAATAATGCTAGTAACCCTAGCAACCCTAGTATGCTAAACAATGTAAACATTATAAGTAACTCCTATTGAAATTAGTTTCTACTTCTACATCACACTCACAATCGTGTTCTGTTATCTTGTCTACAATATCTGTTAAATCTGATATTATTTTGCCAGTAAACTCCATATCATAAATAGGATAGGTTACTTCAAATTTTGCTACTACATTTTTATGCACCTTTTCGCTATCTACTTTATTAAATTCATTTTCTATCGTATATCTATGGATAAACTTAATTGTCATACACTTTTTATCTTTCATGTTAATCCCCCCTTTTAGAAAATAATCTTACGCTTGTTAATACATAGCCCCCGCAAGAAAACATATCCCTCACTTG